TAGCTCCAATTACATGTGGATCATCATAGTCAAATTGCATACAAAAATCACATCCTTCTAATGCTTCTTTACCTTCTGGTATGTTTACTTTTTTCTTTGCCATATTATTTGGTTTTAAATTTCATTTATATCAACAATTTTAACTTCTTCTCCTGCAAGCATAGCATCTAATGTATCTTCAATTAATTCTCTTTGTTCTGGAGTTAATAAAGCTACCTTTTCTAATATAGCAGGTACTGCATAAACATCGCTTGCTATTTCTTGTTTAATTCCTTGTCTTACACTGTAACTAATAATTGGATGTGTAATTATATCTTTAAATATCCATGTTATTTTATTGCTATATAATTTAAATAATTTTTCTCCTTTACTATTTGGAAACTGTCTGCAAAAATCTTCAAATTGTTCTTGAGCCATTTTTAAATTCTGAATAGCACTTATAATATTAGCACTCATTATTTATTAAAGTTTAAATGCGTTTGTTCTAATTCTTGTAAAAATGTTCTAGCTTTTAGAACTTTATTTTCAATGCGTAAAATATCATCTTCACTTCTACTAACGTTAAACATAAGTATTCTTTCATCCATTAGTATATCATCAAATGTCATGTTAAACTCTATCTTCATTGCTTCTTGAATAAACTCTGGGCTTTCCTCTGAAATTACATCCATCTTTTTAAGCAAATAATATTTTTCTTGTTGAATAATGCTTTCTGGTGTGTTAACTAAACAATATGCAATAATAGCTTTTGTTGTTCCCGTAAGCCACATATAAGACTGCATTTGCCAATAGTATAAATTATCTAATTTGTCTGGTATATTACCTAAGAATGTCCAAAGATCATAACTTGATTTAATATCAATAATTGTATATCCATTAATAATATCTGGCAATCCTGTTATGTAATCATTTTTAAATCGTTCTTCGTTTTTGCTAAATGGTAATTTAAGATACATTGATAATAAATCAATAGACTCTTGTTCTGCTTCCACACCTTTCTTCATTTGCTTTGTTTGTATATCTCGCTTTCTTCCGTACTTCTCAGCGATATAAACTTCAATTAAATGCTTTTGTGCAGTCTTGGATAATATTCCAGCTTCTTTGTCAGCTTTGGTTACAGGTTCGGTCATTAAATAACCTACAGAGCTTGCTCTGATTAGTGTTTCATTAAAATTCATCATAAAGATTTAAGTTTGTTGTTGTAGTGTTTTAATAATTCTGGATTGCTTTTTGACATTAATTCCCAAGCCTTTAATTCATCTTTTGTTTTGCAAGAATCAATGAATTCTTTTGTTTTTTCAGCTAATGTTTTTTTTGATTGAGTAGGAATTATTTCTTCAGCTTGTTCTTCATAAAAAAAGTTTAATTCTTTTAATCTTATTACATTTTTTTTATGGTATTCTTCAACCAAATCTTTTGCAACATCAAGTGCTTGGTTTGCTGATTCACCTTCGTTAATAGAAAGCTCAACGCCAATTTTTTCAGAAGAATAATTACCTAAATTAAAAGTTCTAGTGTAGTTTACGGTTGTGATTTGCATAATTTTATTTTAGTCTGGTTACAGTGGTTATTTCATCTACAGCTTTAATTTTAAACACTTTATTTTCGTGTTCTTTTTTTCTTTTTAAGTTAGAAACCATTACCATTACCGAATTATATGGATTTTCTAAACGAAGGTGTTCTCCCAACTTTAATTCAGCCACCTTGCTTGAAACTGAATCTGGGCTAATGTGTCTTGCCATTTTATATTTTTGGACAAAATTAATTTAATTAATTTAATTAAAAAAATAAATTTAATTTAATTTGGTATATTTGCACCGCATAGTTTTTTTTAGATTTACGGTCGGAGGTTCGTTTCTACGATGCCTCCTTCTTTTTTTTGCATAATATGTTATAAAATGCACTTTCTGATGTGCTTTTGTCACATATAAGTCAAGTTTTAGCTTTACTTTATAATTTTTGTACAACAAGATTTTATAATTTTGGTGATTATGTTCCCCAATATCATATTAATTCAGTGGTTAGTTCCAAATTAGAACAAATGCCTGTTCATTTATTATCTATGTTCACGAATCGTGAACAACTAAATTTAGTGAACACTATTAAAACTTGCAGAGTTTACATTTTTTGCTATTAAGGTAGTATTACTCCTATTTTTATACTGTGAGTATAACTTTGCACCTATTTATATTCATTTGCACCTATTTGTAACAAATTTTACTATTTATATGTTACAAGATATAACAAGCCCAAATTAAACAATTAACAAATTCTGTTACAATCCTATATAAATCAGTAACATATCTGCCCTAATAATGTTACAACAATTAACCGAGTTACCCCTAACTATGTCACATATTTATATAAAATTGTGACAAAAAACCCCCACAATAGAAATTGCAGGGGTACTTTACTATAAAAAACCATCAACCAATGATTACCCTTGTAAAAATTTCTTTTTTACTTGGTTTAGCTTTGATCTATATTCAATAATCAAGCTTTTAAGCTCATCTTTTGTTGGCTTCTCAACTTCTCTTGCGGTTGTTTGTAAAAATTCAACTATACCCGGACTTTCTTGTTCTAATTTTTTTGCATATACTTCTAAGTTTCCTGATAGAAAACTATTGTCATGTTCTGATTGTGGTCTGCAATTATGTTCCATCCATCTTGTTGCTAAATTTGCTCTTGGTATAAAATGTCCATTATGAATTTTAGTCCAATGGAATTTTTTACCAGATGTAAAACATTCTACTATACCTTCTTTATCAGCATACTTACAACGAATGTATTGACTAAATACTGCATCAAGATCTTGTACTAAATTCTGGAAGCTTTCAGAATCATCTTCAAATTCTTCCATTCTTTTTTGCGTAGAATGTATAGTAGCACACTGTTTACACATCTTTTTAGAAAAATGGTAATCAATATTACCACAATTAACGCAGCGTTTTTTCTTAACTATTATTGTTGAATTTCTCATTTTAAAATGCTTGAATTATACCTTCTTTAATTCTTTTTTTATATGCTTTACTTATTTTAGCAACACACTCTTTGCAATTCTGATAAAGCATATCTTTTGTTTTTACATCTTTAGAATATTCATAAAGAGGTTTATCTTTTTTGCATTTGTAGCACTTTTTCATCTTCTTTTAATTTATATAGCTTGTTATCAATAAATTTATATTTACCAATATACTTGCCTTCTTTATGTACTTCAATTATCATATTAAGCTTTAAGGCTAATTCGTATATTAGTTCTCTGTTTTCCATTAATACCATTCTAATTTTTCAGGTGATAATTTTTCTTTTAATAAATCATTTAAAGTTAACTTATCAATATAAGCTACTTTGTTGTTTTTTTTAGATTCTATTAAATACTTGTCTTTTGTAATTTTTTCTATTTTGTAATAAACAAAATTTATGTTTACTACTTTAGTTTGTCCTGTTTCCATAGCAATAATTTTAACAAAGATAATTAATTTAATTAAATAACAAAATAAAATTATGGAAAAATAAATTTTGTAATTAAAAATATTAGTTATTACTTTGTGCTTCAATCAAATTATTTATGGAAAAATTAAATGTAAAAGATGAAATTCTACTCTATCTTGAGAAAGAAGAACGCACACTGGCTTGGCTTTCAAGAAAAATAGACATCCCTTATCCAACTCTTTATTCAATTTTTATTCAGAGGATAATGAATCTTTCAGACACGAATTTAGGAAAAATTAACAGAGCTTTAAACACTGATTTTATTAACAATTAAAAAATTCTAAATGGCTCGCCCAATAAAGAATTACTGTGATTACTTTCCTCATGATAGGGATATGCGAAACCATAGAAAGGTTAAAGCTATTCGTACAAAATTTGGGGTTACTGGATATGCGATTTGGTCAATGACATTAGAATATTTAACAGGTATTGATGGTAATGTTTTTGAATATTCTGATGTAGAATTTGAGTTAATGGCTGGTGATTTCGGAGTTTCTGCTACAGAAATACGGGATGTAGTGGATTACTGCATCAAAATGGAGATGTTATTCCCAAATAATGGCTTTATTAACTCAGAATCACTTGATGAAAGACTTAAACCAGTATATGAAAAAAGAGGTAAGAGTAAGGATAATAGTAAGAAACAACAACGATTGAACGGTAAATTTGTTATTAGTAATACCGTAAGTAACGGAGTTTCTGTAGCAGAAATGCCGCAAAGTAAAGTAAATAAAAGTAAAGTAAATAAAAAAGAATTAAATATACCTTTTGATTCTTTTTGGGATTTGTATGAGAAGAAGGTAGGCGATAGGGATAAAATTATTAAAAAATGGGAAGGTTTGTCTGATGAAGATAGAAAATTGATAATGAATTATATTCCAAAATACAAAATATCACAACCTGATAAAAAATATAGAAAAGATCCACAAACCTTTTTAAACAATAAATCATGGAATGATGAATTGATAGGGTTGGAAATGCCTTCTATCCCAAAAAAGGATAATTCGCACCTATACCAAGATGAAGATTTTTTACAATACAAAAAGATGGCTGAACAATTAAACAAATAAACGATGATAAGTACTATTTTTAAAAACATTTTTAGCAAGGAACCGCATTTTATAACGATTGACAAGGCTCTTGAAAGGATTAAGGATGGTTCAAGTAAAAGTTTGGTTATGGAAATCAGACTTGCTTTGGACAAAGAAAAAGCCAATAAGCTTAAATTGAATTTGCCTTCAGTTTGCTTCAGTGGTAAGTTTGGAATTGACCGAAAGGATGAGCAATTGATTCAACACAGTGGTTTTTTGGTATTGGATTTTGATGATGTAGGGGAGCTTAGAGAAAAGCAAACTGAAATCATTTCAAACGATTTTATTTACGCTTGTTGGGTTTCTCCATCTGGAAATGGGTTAAAAGCATTGGTTAAAATAGCTGATGGCAAAAAACACAGAGAGCATTTCCAAGCTTTGCAAGACATTTTTCCAGAAATTGACCGAAGTGGAATTAACGTAAGCCGAGTTTGTTACGAAAGCTTTGATCCAGATATTTACATCAACCAAAATTCTGAAGTTTTTAAGAAAGCTAAGAAAATTGAGAAAATTGTTGTGAATGAAGCTCAGAATTTAGATGATTCTGAAAACTTTCGTAGAATACTAAAATGGTTAACGAATAAAAATGATGCATTTGTCACTGGAGAGCGAAATACTTACATTTTTAAGCTTGCTTCAGCATGTTGTAGATTTGGAATCAACGAGGAGGCCTCTTTAAGCCTTATTTCGGCCGAGTATTTGGTGAGCAATGACTTTACCATGTCAGAGATGAGAAGTGCCGTAAAAAGCGGCTATAGGGCAAATAGGAGCAATTTTGGAACGGCATCTTTGCAGAAGGAGAAATTGATTGACAATGTGACTAGTTATGAAATTAGTGTTAAAAAGGAGCTTTCTTCGGATGAAAAAGGTGAAAATTACCGAGTTGAAGATGTTGTGTATGGTATTGATGTGAAAGATAAAGCATTGAATATCAATGAAAATGGTTTTGAAAAAGTTTTAGGTATTGGGTATCAAGAATTGGACTATTATTTCAAACCAAAGAGAGGAGAAATAACTTTAATCACAGGAATTGGTAACTACGGTAAGAGTGCGTTTAAAAAAGCTTATATACTTTGGAGAATAATTTTATTTGGAGAGAAGATTGCTACGTTTTCTCCGGAGGATGTACCTGCGGAAGAATATTTCCACGATTATGTAGAGATGTTATTAGGTTGCGAGTGTACACCATACAATCCAAATAGACCACCACAGCAAGCTTATGAGGCTGCTTATGATTTTATTTCAAAGCATATTTTTTACATAAGTGCAGAAATGCTTTCACCTACTCCTCAGTACATAAAGGAAAAGTTTTTGGAGCTTATCATTCAAGAAAAGGTGGATTTTTGTTGTATTGATCCATTTAACCAAATGACAAATGATTACAAAGGTTATGGTGGTAGAACTGACAAATATCTTGAAACATTTTTAGCTGATTGTTCACGCTTTGCACAAAAAAATGATGTGTATTTTTGGATTATTGCTCACCCTAAAACAATGGTAAAAGATAAGAGTGGTAACTACACTTGTCCAGATGTTTATGATATAAATGATGGTGCAATGTGGAACAATAAAATGAGTAATATTTTAGTTTATCATAGACCATTTGCACAAACAGATCCAAACAATCCAACAGCAGATATTTATTTTAAAAAGATAAAGAAAAAAAGCGTAGGAAAGAGAGGGTTTACAACTGTTGAATATTTATGGAATAAAAGAAGGTTTTTTATTAATGGAAGAGATGTTACGCAAGATTTATTGAACAAAAGAAACTATGATTTTTGGAAAGCCAAAACTAGTACACAGCAATGGGTTCCATACAAAGATGAAAACGGAGAAGAAATTATTTTTTAATATAAAAACAAAACACAATGATTAGAATTTCAGTAATCGGAAGATTAGGACAAGATGCGGTAGTTAACAATGTTAATGGTAAAACAGTGATTAATTTTTCAATGGCTTACAGCGAAAAGTTCAAAAACCAACAAGGCGAAGATGTAGATAAAACTACTTGGGTATCTTGTGCTTATTGGACTGAAAGAACTGCCGTAGCTAGTTATCTTAAAAAGGGTACATTGATTTACATGGAAGGTAAACCAGAAGCTAAAACTTATTTAAACGATAAAACGAAAGAAACAGTGGCACAGCTTCATGCTAGAGTTAGTTCTTTGCAGTTATTATCAGGTACTAAAGATGAAAATTCAATATAATGATTATACACGAATTAAAAAACCCAATAGATGTTGAAACCCCACTCGGATATGGAAAAGCAATCGCATGGATTGATTACGGAACCCAAGTTAACACCGTTTGGAAAGTCGTATTATACGACAATTGCATGGTGCGGAACTTTTACGATGACGACATACTTGTACATCCCAATAAAATGGATGGAGGGGAAATCAATATAGATTATTTTAAAAAATAACAATATGCAACAAGAATTAGTATTTGATGGAACTGATTATGTTCATGAAAGAGATGGCAAAAGATTAGCTAAAAACCATATGAAATTAAAAGACCTAATGCAAGATCAAAGGTTTAGAACTCTTAGTGAAATCTCTGCCATTACCAATATTCCAGAAGCATCAGTTTCGGCAGGTTTGCGTGATTTTAGAAAAGAAAAATTTGGTAGGCATACTCTGAATAAAAATTATTTAGAAAATGGCTTATATTCGTACCAATTAATCTTAAATAAATAACATGGCAAAACTTACGAATTCAACCAAAATCACCTTTGGTAAACAAAAAACAGGTAGAGCTAAAAAAGCTTATAACAAACATTCACCAAGACCAAAAGCATATAGAGGTCAAGGTAGATAAAATTTAAAACATGAATAACAAAGCAGCAAAAAAATTAAGAAGATTGTCAGTTTTTATAGCAGCTGGAAATGGTAAAACATTAGATGATGCTAAAAGAATATATAAAAATCTTAAAGCAGTACATAAAGAAAATAAAAAAGCCCCTCGTTAAAAAGGGGCTAATTTAAATCTTTTTTAAGGATTAAGCATTTGCTGCTGTAAGAATTTGATTCACTGTAGAAGTAACAATTAATTGTTTGCTTCTTTGGTTCAAACCTGTTGGAGGAACTGTAATTACAGAATTAGCTGTAGCTCCATTAACAGGATTTGTGCCTGTGTAAGGAACAGCTACGATACCTTGAGCTGGGATAGCCCATACTACACCACCTGCTGTTGCTGTTGAGTATTGGTTTACTTGTAAAACCGTTACTGCGAAAATTTGTGCCATTTTTTTTTGTTTTAATTGTAATATAATATTATTCGGCACAACAAATATAATAAATTTTGTCAAGTTTATAAAATGTTTAACTTTGAATTAAATTAATTAAATTATGAAATTGAAAGCTCCAAGTAATAGAGTAATCATTAAAGTTGACTTAGAAAGTAAAAATAGCCACACATTTAAAGATGGAACAAAAATAAAGCTAGAAAGAGTATATGATAATTTTAATATGCGTTATGTTAAGCCGGTTAATGCGGAAGTAGTTGATGCTAAGGATATTCCAGAAGGTTCTGAAATATTGATTCATCATAATGCCACACATGATACTTATAAAATTTTTAATTATCAAAGACCAACTGCTGAAGCTTCCTCAGATGTTCAATATTTTTCAATACCAATTGAAGAGTGTTTTATGTGGAGAAAAGAAAAAGGTTCTTCGTGGAACCCTTTAAATAATTTTATTACTGGATTGCGAATATTTGAGCCATACACTGGTATTTTGCAAGGAATTGAGCCATCATTGATTAAAAATAAAATTTATGTAACAAGCGGTGAATTAACTGGTAATGTTGTAGGAACTGTAATATCAAGCGATTATGAAATTATTTACCAAGATGATGATGGCACTGAAGGTAAGATTATAAGATTGAGGTATTATCCTGAAGGCAATGATAGAAATGAAGTAATTTCTATTGAGCATGAAATGACTAATAAAGTGATAAATGGTGAATTATTGGTTGGATATAATATTTCAGATGCAGCTAAATTAATAACAATTTCAACACCAAATATTGTATGTCTGTAGAATTAGAAAAAAAAATAAAAGAATTAGAAAAGCAAGTTGCTCATTTACAAAGCAAAAATGCTTATTATGAGCAAGATGGAGTTGGTAAATTATATTATAGTTTACAAAGAAAAGCCAATGAAATGGCTGATTTGCTTAATGATAATAAATTAACAAGTTTAATGTTAAGTCCTGATGATCCAAAAGATAAAACATTTGAAAGATTGCAAAAAGTATGGTCAGATGCTGAAGGTGTTTCAAATGCTATAAAATCACTTGGAGTTTTAGCCGGAATAGGTCAAGAAGTAAAAGATGATAAAAAAGAATCAGTTCAAGTTAATAGAAAGCCTTTTTCTCCAGAAAATATGGCTGATGCAGTTGGAGAATTAGCTGGTAAAAGATATTAATTATGTATGAAAAAATTGAAGGCGGTATCGTTATAGATATTCAAGGCTTAAAATGTAATTTGCCTCCCGAAGGATATGTGTTTAATATAATTACAAAACAAGTAGAATTTAGGGGTGTTTATAAAAGATCTGAACTTGAATCAGAGCAATATTGGAAAAGAATTTTGTTACCAGATTGGTATCAAGATACAATGAAAAAGTGGGATGAATTTGACAAGAAAAAGAAGGATGATGAAATTGAATTTTATGATGAAAGATTAGAAGAATATAAAAAACAAGAGTGGGATAGAAGGTTGAATGGATTTTGGTACATGAATAATGGTAAACCAACATTCTTAACAGGTTTGCATTATTTGTATCTACAATGGTGGCCGATAGATATTGGTTATCCTAAGTTTAGGATGCCAGATTTAGAGAAGTTTTATTTTATGGATTATTGTATTCAAGATCCATTATGTATGGGGATGCTTGAAGTAACTAAAAGACGTTTTGGTAAATCTTTCGTGGCTGGATTATTTGTTTCTGAATATATTACGAGAACCAAAATGACCAATGGTGGTATTCAGTCTAAAACTGGTTCTGATGCAAAAAAATTCTTTGCCAAAACCGTTGTCAATCCATTTAGAAGGCTTCCAAAGTTTTTTAGACCAGAATATGATATGTCTTTAGGGGTTAATCCTAAGACTGAGATGAGATTCCAAAAAACAAACGTAAGAGGTAAGAAAGCAGAAGATAGTGTTGACAAGGATGAGTTAGGTTCAATTATTGACCATCAGTCAGCGGACACAGTTGCTTATGATGGACAGAAGCTTCATAGGTATGTGGCAGATGAGTGCGGTAAAACAACTGAAGTAAACGTATATGACAGACATGAGGTTGTGCGTTATTGTTTACTTGATGATGAAGGTAAGATTATTGGTAAGGCATTATATACAACTACTGTTGAAAAGCTTACTACCGAAAAGGATGGTGTTCAAGATGCCTTTAAATTATTATGGGAAGAAAGTAATCAAGACAAAAGACAAGAAAATGGTACAACATCAAGTGGTCTTTATAGATTTTTTATGTCTGCAAGGAGAACAAGAAACTTTGATGATTTTGGTTTCCCAGATGAAAATAAGACTTTAGACCAAATTTTAGCTGATAGAGAAACTGTTAAGAATAACCCAAGAGCATTATCTGCTCGTGTGAGAAAAGAGCCATTAACTATTGATGAAGCATTTAGTACGGATTCAGATAAATGTATTTTTAATGTAATGAACATAGGGGCAAGAGAACAATATTTGAAAGAAAATCCTGTATTAAAAAGGCATATTATATTTTACAGAGATATTGACCAAACCGTAAGATGGAGAAATATTAACGACAAAGAAGAAGATTTCCATTGGGTTATTACTCAATTTCCAAATACAGGCGAAGAAAATAAACACACATTTGATGTAAAAACAAGAAAACCCGCAAGGACATCTGATGGTGCTATTGCAATTGATGGATATAGTAATAGTCAGGGCGGTAAATATGGTTCAAAAGCCTCAGCTTGGATAGGAAGAAGATATGATTTATTAAATCCAGAAACCACAGGTAAGGCAATAGGGCATTTATATGGAAGGCCACAAATTAAAGAAACATTGCACGAGCAAGTACTATTGGCAGCTGAATTTTATGGCTATCAAGCTTGGTATGAGCATAATAGTGATGATTACCTATCTTATTTTAGAGATAGAGGGAGAGTTGGATATTTGGGTTCTTATCCAATGTCAACAATAGATCCGGCAAAAAGAGAAACAGCTGACAGGCATAAGGGCTTCCCTACCACTCCATTTAGCTTAACAAAGCAAACCGATGTGGGTATTATGTATTTTGAGTCGCATATTGATTCTATAGATTACGAAAATCTTTTGGAAGATGCCAAAAAATTTGATCCAAATAACAGAACTGATTTTGACCAAACTGTATCATTTTTAATGTTAATTGTTTGTTTAATGGAGCCAGTTCAAAAACAAATTAAGAGAGAGCCATTGGTTAAAAGTTACGTTCCTATGTTAAATTAATTAAAAATTTTACCAAATTCTTAATATTTAGTATATTTGACAACAAAATACAATCAAATTGGCAGATAGTCCTTTATCAATATCCGCAGCAAATAGTAATGGAGAAGCCTTAAAAAAGTTTCAAATTACTACAGATGTGTCGTCTAAAAAAGACTATGCATATGGTAAAAATGTTGCACAAAGCATCTACTCTACAATTTACGGTAACCAAACTTATTTTTGGTTAAGAAATAATAGATTTAGAAAAAATAGACAAATTGCAAATGGTAAAATAGACATGAGTGTGTTTATGGATCGTTTGGAAATGAATAGCAAAGCTAACTTTGTAAATATAAATTGGAAATCAATTATTATTGGTAATACAATTGTTGCAAGATTAGTTGGTTCATGGATGAGTAGAAGTGAAAAAGTTACAGTTACTGCTACAGATAGCGCATCTGCAATGCTTAAAAAATCAGCAGCAGATGAAGCTGAATTTATTTATCAAAATAAAGAAATACTTTCTCAATTACAACAAGAATCAGGTATTCCAATTATTCCACAAGATCAATTTATTGCAGAAGATAAAGATGAATTAGATAGATGGATTACTGAATTTAATCATTTACCAGAAGAAATACAATACAGCATTGGATGTAATAATGTATTAGAAGCTAATGGTTGGAATGATGTTTTAAAACAAAGATTATTACATGATTCAGCAGAAGTTGGATTAGTGTGTACTTATACTTGGATGGATGAAGAAGGCGAAGTTCATGTTCAATGGATTAGACCTGAAAATGCAATTTATTCTTATTCTGATTTCCCTGATTTTAGAGATACGACTTATAGAGGTCATATTTTATCAATGAAAGTTAGTGAAATAAGAGCAAGATATAGTATTGCAGCTGGCGGAACATTAACAGAGGAAGATATATTTCAATTAGCAACATCATCAAAAGAATATCAATTAACAGATAAGATTAAGTGGATGCAAGATTGGAATGTTGCTTGGTTAAGACCTTATGATGAATGGAATATTGATATGATGCAGTTTGAAATTAGAACATTAGATTCTGATGGATATACTGTCACTAAGACTAAAAAGAATGGTAGCACTATTATTAGAAAAGGCAAGCCAGAAAAATTAGATGAGAATCAAGAATATGTAGAAGAGAAAAAATGGAATATATATCATGGTGTATATTGTCCAGTTACTCAAACAATGATTCAATGGGGAATTAAAAAGAATATGATTCGCCCACAAGATCCAAAAGAATTAGGAAACGCAGAGTTTTCATATAGTTTTTATATGTACGATCCATACGATATGCGTAATGTGGCCGTACCTGAAAAAATTGAAGAGCCAATTGAACAAATGATTTTGGCTAGGTTGAAAATACAACAAATGGTTGCTAAGATGGTACCAGCAGGTGCTTCTATTGATGTAGATGCATTGCAAGAACTAGACTTAGGATTAGGGGATTCCGTAAAGCCATTAGATGTTCAAAAAATTTGGGAACAAACTGGTAAACTTTACTATCGTGGTAGAGATGCAGAAGGAAATAGAATTCCTGTTCCAATTACTGAATTAGCTAATACTGGTTTTGCTCCTCAATTACAAGCGTTAATTCAATTATATCAATTTCATTATCAAGTCTTAAAAGATGAGTTAGGAGAAGATCCTAATTTAATGAATCAAGCCGCACAACCAAGAGTTGCTGCATCTAATATTCAAGCTTCACAACAACTAGCAAATAACGCAACAGAATATATGTATGATGCATATATTTATGTGATGGAAGAAACATCTAAAAAAATAGCATGTTTACTAAATAAGAGTGTTACTTATGGAGCTAAAAAATATAGAGATTTATTAAAGCAAGAGGATGTGAAAGATAGAAATTTTGTGGCCACAGTTAGAATGATGCCACAAGCTCAAGAAATTGCAAATTTGCAAATAATGATGAATAATGCTATTGCATCAAATCCTCAATTGGTTATGTATTTAGATCCATTTAAGGTGATTAGAATAGCTAAAGAAAATGTTGAATTGGCTGAATTATATTTTAGACAAGCTCAAAAAAGATATATAAAAACAGAGCAAGAAAATGCTCAAAATAATTCACAACAAAATGCCCAAGCGCAACAACAAAGTATTCAAGCAAAAATGCAAGCAGATACCGCTTTAACTCAGCAACAAGCATTAACTAAGGAAAAAGAAATTATTTTACAGGGCGTTTTTGACCTTGCTAAAGCAAATATTCCTGTTCCTCCAGAATTACAACAACTTGTGGCTAATATGTTGCAAAACGTAACAGTTCCAATTGAAGTTCAAAATGAACAACAACAACAAGCTTTAGCTCAACAGCAACAACAGCAACAAATGCAAATGCAACAACAAGGGCAAGAACAAATGGCTCCTGAACAAGAACAACAACCTCAATTACAAGAACAATAAAAATAAATAAATAAAATGGCAACATCAATAAGTAAGCTATTAATTAGACTTCAAAAATTCAGTTCAAAAATAAGTAAGGTTGTAGATGCAACCGAAAGTTTTAATGTGGGTGGATTCTATATCCAAGATTTATCAGGGTGGGATTCAGCAGTAGTTCAGTTTGGTACAATATCAGCTGAAGGTACAATTACTTTTTATACTACCAATGATGACGGAAGCGTAAACGCAGGTCAGTTATTACCAGCTCCAGAAGTTCCAGATAATTTTATACCGGTAAAAGGAGTTGATTTGGCAACAAAAGGTGATGTATTAGTTGCTAGCAATGATTCAATGGTTGAATTTGGGATTATTGGTAAATATTTATCATTATCAGGAGATACTATAGTTTATCCGTTAAGTTATGCTTATGTGTTATCAAAAAATACATATTCAACACCTCAAGAAGCTTATAATGTAGGTGTTTTACAAGGAACTGAAATAGTATATACAACAACTTCTACATTATCAAATTCAAATATACTTTTTGCTGATAGTAGATTAACTCAGCCAATTTATGGTGACGGAACTAGTTGGTATGGTATTTCTTTACTTACAAATGATAGCGTAAAATATGCTATAACTATTGATGGCGAAGCTGCTATAGTTATAGATTAAAAATAGAAACCAAATAAGCATTTATGCCAGAGAATAACCCAGCAGCTCCAATTGAGCTTGCAGAAGGCTTCAATCCGTTTTCGGATGATAATGCACCGAAAGTGCAACCTAAGATAGAAGAAGCCCCTATCTTAACAAATGAGCCAGCACAAGCAGCTCCTCCTCAACAAGAGGAAACAAAAGTAGAGGAACCATCTTCAGTTTCTAAGCCTTTATCTTTTGATCCTAATCAATTTGTTAAAGAAAGATTTGGATATGAAAGTGTAGAAGAAGCTGAACAAGAATTTAAGAAACTTAAAGAAAAGCCTAGCTTTGAATTTAAGGATGATGTTAGTAAGACTTTATTTGATGCTATTAGAGAAGGAAAAGCAGATGATGTTTATGAAGTTCTAAATCAACAAAAAAGATTAGAAAAATTAACAACTGCTGAATTAAATGTTGATTTAGCTGCTGAAATAGTTAAAGCTAATATTAAAAACAAACATAAGGATTTATCAACAGAAGATGTTGACCTTTTATTTTATGATCAATTTTATGTACCTTTAAAGCCTGAACAAGGTTATGATGAAACTGATGAAGATTACGCTGTTAAAGTTAATCAATGGAAATCACAAGCTGATTATATTGAAAGAAAATTGATGATTGAAGCTAAAGTTGTTAGACCTGAATTAGCAAAATTAAAAAGTGAAATAGTATTACCAGATATTTATAATGAGGCCGGAAAGCAAGCACAATCTCAAGCGGATGAAGAGATGATGCAGCAAGCAAGGTCAATTTATGAAAAAACTTTAGATTCTGATTTTCAATCCTTCAACGGGTTTAATGTTTCGGTAAAAGACGCGGATGTTGAAATACCGATTTCATTTAATGTTGGTGAAGAAGAAAGGTTGGCAATGAAGAATGATTTGAAAGATTTTGATAGTGACTCGTATTTTGAGAATAGATGGTTTACCGAGGATGGGAAGCCGAATGTTCAACAAATAATGGCAGATAAATATTTGCTAGAGAATCGTGAAAAAATATTTTCAAAAATCGCAAATGAAGCTGCATCTCAAAGATTGTTAGCTCATTTAAAAAACAATGGAAATATAAATATCAACCAAACACCCACTCCACAAGGAGCGAAACCAGATCTCAATGGCATAGAAGCTGAAAGGCTAAGAATGGCAGAATGGGCATTTAATTCGTAACTTGGTATTGCCTTTGGAGGAGGCGTAAAAAATAAAATTCAATATTATGGCAGGAATACCTACCTCAAATATTTTGCAGCCGGGTGCTATCTCGTTGCAAACACAGAATAGGCAACTTATGGTTGACCTACAATTATTAACACCACAGTATTACAAGCAATACACTCAAAAGTATGGCAATGAAGATTTTACTTGGTGGTTAGCTGCTCATAGCGGCATGGAAGAAGTTAAAAACTTAAACTACTTCTGGTTTGAAAACCGCGGTAAATTAATGCCGGGTGTTACAAACGAAAATACAGTGGTTGCTGCAACTGGTGCAACTTTGACTTTAACTTTAGGACAAGAAGCTTACTACAACAGTGGTACTCAAACTCCTTTAAGAGTTAATGAAACTTTGCGTGTTGCTTCTTCAAACATTGAAGGGGTTATCATCTCTATTGATGATACTACACCTTATGCATGGACTTTTGAAGTTGCTCCTAAGCAAACTTCTCAAGCTTTTGCTTCAGCTGGTTCTGGTTCATTATTAGCTGGTGAGGTTTTATTATTCGGTGGTGATGCAGATGCTGGTGAAGCTTCTCAACAAATCAATCCTTTGATCCAATTAGACGAAAGATATGATAACTATGTAACAGAAATTCGTGATGGTTGGTCTAACACCGACTTAGCGCAAATGGCTGAAACATATTATGAGTTCCCTGTATCTCCAGATATGGCTCAAAATGGTGTTACTGCATTTACCTACAAAGGTATGTACAAAACATTGGTACGTTTCAAGAACAACGTAGAAGCTAAATTAATGCGTGGTAATTTACAAAATAACACTGCTATTGATTCTAACTCTCAAGGTTCTGTAGGTATCATACCTAAAGTTGTTGCTGACGGTGAAACTGTTGGTTACACTCCGGGTACTTTGGATATCGCTAAATTACACGAAATCACTCGTATCATGGATGTTAATGGTTGTGCTAAGCAATCTGCTTGGTTAACTGATATCTTCCAAAGACAAGATTTCTCTGATGGTATCTTTGCTGCTTACCCAGCTGGTGCTTTTGTTTATGGACAAGGCGAGAAGTCAAAAGAAGCTTCTGTTGCTTATGGTTTCCAAGAAATCTTTATTGATGGATATTTATTATCTGTTAAAAAGTACGCTCAATTCAACACTGAGGTTACAACTGGTTTAACTCCAAATGTAGATTACTTCCGTAATTTTGGTTTAATCTATCCAATGGGAGAAACTAAGGATGCGAAAACCGCTCAAGTTTACAAGAATATCACTATTATGTATCAACAACCTCCTCAAGGTGGTACTGTTGGTAACGGTATTCGCGTATGGCAATATGGTGGTGGATCTCCTAATCCAACAGATGGT